GGATGTTAGCACCGAGGGTTTCCTTCGTTTCGATCAGCGACTGTGCGAGGTGACGCGCATAGGTCTGACCAATACGAATGTGGTCGCCGTCTTCGACGAGCACCTTCGTCAGCGCGAATGCAAGGCCATAGACCTTGTAGACGTAGCGCTGAATGAAGAGCACGCCACCCGACTGGTAGGTGACCGGCATACCGTCCGGCAGTTCCGGCGCAGCGCCGAAGCCGTACAGGACGGGTTCTTCGTGGTAGTTACGAGCAATGCCTTGGAAGGTCTTGAAAACCTGAGCATACTCATCGGCCCGCTGATCGTAGATGCCATTGAACTCTTCGTTCAGAATAGGCTCTACAATAGAGCGGAAATCAGTTGAACGCATTGGCGTAGCCATTGTTCAAGCCCTCCTTAGATAGCGGCCTTATCAGCGACAAACTGGTGTTCGCTGATTTGGACTTCAACAGTGAGATACGCGTCGGTTGCCGTATCTTCCACAGCGTTGCTGAGGCCGATAAGACGGACAGATGCGTTGGCGGCAGCCGAAGCAACATCCAGCGATGCCGACGACAAACCAGTGGTCGAGTTACCCGACGTGGTGTTGGCGAAGTCATACTGTTTGCCGATGTCAGCGGTCGTGACGTTGGCGTTTGTCTGCACTTCGTAGACAATCGTCGGGTCAGATGTGACATAAGCAGTGATGTTGGTTGCCGAAGTGGAAGCAGTCCACTTGTTGCTCACGCGATAACGACCATCGCTATCGGTGAACTCCACGCCCTGAAAGGTGCCGACAAAAGCTTCACCCGTTGCAGCAGCAACAATGGTGCCTTCGGTCTGACCACCCGACGTGGCGGGGGCAATGCGAACCGGCTGGTTTTGGAAGATATTGGCTGCGTAGCCCGACGCGATGGTATAAGCCACCGGACGGATCACACCCGACGGGTGCGAAGATGGACGCAGGCCAAACGGCTGAGCAGTAGTAGTCATAGCCATTTACCTCTTAATGGTTGGAGATCCCGCCATTAGTCGAAAATACCTCTGGCGGGCGCGTAATCGCCCACTTCACGCATCCCATCGCTTTCCAGCAGCCTGCCACCAGCACGCTCGGCTTGCTCACGCATCAACTGCGCGGTTTCATCGAGCTTCTCTTCCTCACGCAACGGTGCGTCGTGGTGAGCCTCCTGCATGTACCTGTAGTACAGGGACAAGGGCAGCTTAGCCGCGATCATCTCGTTGACCGCAATGCAACCAGCGTATTCGCCAGTCTTTTGCGTGACGAGGTCCATGCCGGGTACGTCTTCACCGCGTATCAACTCGTAACCGAGGCGAGTACGCTGTTGAATAGTGTCCGACTTGTTCGTCGTCGTGAGCCAGCAGACATGATAACCCGGAATTTCGGGGATATTCGGTAAGTGGTCGTTGTATAGGTTCATACGGAACATCTCGAGCCGTTCGTCATCACTTAACTCGCGGTTCTCTGTCGCTTGGCGATCAGATGCGCCACGAGGGCGACGGCTATCATCCAGTTCACGCTTTAGGCGTTCATCCATACGTTCTTCGGTCATTAGCTCTCTCCTTTTTAGCGAGCTGTGTTATTACGGTCGTAGGCCTGATACGCCTTCAAGTAGCGCTTGCGAGCGACAGGGTCGTCCCAAACACCAGCTTCGATCATAGCCTGTTTTCTTTCCGGTGTCACGTATACTTCTTTCCGAGTGGAAACAGGTGCGTGTTCACGGGTGTTTCCGGTTGGCGGAGCCTTCCGGCGAGGGGCGGCTTCACGTGCCGGAGCATCGTCACCACCAATTCGTGCAGCGACACGACGCGTCAGTTCGTGCCAGTATTCCTCAGACGAAGGGTTCCAGCCCTCAGCAGCCAAAGAATTGTCAATCGCCTTAGTGATTGCGCTGTCTTCATCGCGGCCACTAGGATCGTACCACGGATTGGCATCCATCCACTGTTTGCCAAAGTCAGCGACACGCGGATCTGGGCGCGGGGCGACAGCCTGCATGGCGTATGTTTCAGCCTGCTGCTGTGCCTGTGCCAATTGTGCGGCGCGGTAGTTAGCCTCATCGCGGATGCGCATGGCCTGCGTCACGTCGTCGCCATTGCCAGCCTCAACAGCCTTAGCAATGATCATTTCGGCCTGCTGCTTTTCATACAGGGCTTGCTGATACTGCTGTGCGATGGTCTGGGCCTGCTGCGAGAGCGTGTTGCCCTCAATGGCAGACATGCGCTGCATCAGTTCGGCGTTCTGTTGACGCAGAAACTCTAGCTCACGCTGCGAGCGCTCCTTAGCTTGCTTTTGGATTTGGCGACGGGTGCGGCGGTCGCGCGTCTGGCGCTTGGTTACCTCTTGCTCAGTGTCCTCTTCGGACACACCCATACGCTCTTCATCTTCGTCGTCTTCGTCGCTCTCAGGCTCTTCAGCCGTAGGCGCGTCATCCTCTGCAACAGGGATTTTCTCGTCTTCTGTCTCTACAACGACGAGATCATCATCGTCATTTTCGTTAAATACATCTTCAGCCATGACCGGCTCCTTTCATCAGCCTTATGGATCAGACGAAGGCCTTCATTGCGAGCGGATCGCCCGTAACTCGACCAATCAGATCCAGATCGTTTAAGATTACGAAGATGACTTCCTGATCATCGTCGATTTTGATTGTCCATTTGTCGCCGCCGTACTTGGGGACGCGGACAAAGTCCCCCGGATTGCACCATGACCCCTCGGGCCACGGCTCCTGCGTGTTACGGTTTTTGAAGGCGAGAGACCCAACAGCCACCACCTTAGCAACCTGCGTGTTCCAAGTCTCAGTGTCCTTGGTATCGCCGGTCAGGATGATGCCGCCTGCGGTCTTTTTCTTCGCCAGACGGATCTGACAAAGTACGCGAGAGCCAAACGGCTCAACGCCCGGATCAATCGCCGGGAAAGCCTCATCGAGACTATCGTAGGTGAATTGAACCTTGTTCAATACGAAATCTTGCATGGGTGCTCCTTCCTGCAAGTTATAGATCAAAGCCTTTACGCTCGTCCTCCGCAACCATGTTGAGTAGCACAGTCTTGGCGAGTTCTAGGCCAGCGTACATGCCGATCACCTTACCGTATTCGTAAAGGTCACGGCCTTGAGGTTGTTGCAGCGCATCGCGGGCCAGTTCGGTCTGCGATTGCTCCAGTCGCTGCAACAATGTCTCAATTCTCATGCAGGCGTCTTGGGCGAAGACAGAACCTTGGGCATGGTGCCCATAGCCATCTTCTTGTGCTGCGGGATCGCCTCGCCCTTCTGGGCAACATCATTCGTTTTGGGCTTGTCGCTCTTAGCCATCACGGCCTCCTTACGGTTGCGGGTTTATCCCGGTGCCGGTGGACACCGCGATCTTCTCTCCAGACGCAATCTCGGCAGCGGCAAGCTGCATAGCCGTCTGGTTATCCTGCATGTTCATGGTCATGCGGGCGTTAAGTTCAGCATTCTTGCGCTGGTCCTCACGGTCCTGACGCATCTGCTCAAGCTGCATTTCGATCTGCTGCTTAGCCGCTTCAAGCTGCATACGCTGCTGCTCAAGTTGCATGTCGGCCTGATCCTGCATGGCCTGTGCCTGCATCTTCTGGCTTTCGATCTGCAACTGGGCTTGGTCGCGCTGCGCCTGTGCCTCCATCTTCTGCTGCTCAACAGCAATCCGCGGGTCTTGCGGCATGTTGGGCTGTTGATACTGCTGAAGCACCTGCTGCACTTGCTGAATGACAGGCGGGATCGACTGGAAGACGTTCGGCGCTTCGTTCGCCACAGTCTGAGACGCCTCTGCCAGCATACGGTCAAACGCTTGCTTAGCTTCTGGGTCTTTCACCTTCTTCATCTCTTCAGCGATGTCTGTACCCGACACCTCTTCGGACAACTCAAGCACGCTCGAGACGTACCAAAGCGCCAAGTGTTCCTTGAGGTGATTTAACATAATCGGGAGATAGACAGGCGCGATGATCGGGTTCATGCCCAGCACGGGGTTCATCATGTACGCCAAGTGCGTCTTGAGGTGCGCAATGTGATCCTGTGCCGGGAAGGCAACGACAGGGCGACCCATCGTGGCTGCTGCGTTCTCGTTCACCGCGTTCTGCTCTTTCGGCTCCATCGGAGGGGCCAGCAGTTCCTTGGCGTTCGGGATCTTCAGCGTATCGAGGATGCGCTCTTCAACCTTACGCACGTTGTAAAGCTGCGGCATCATGCCAGCGCGCTGAGCAACGGCTTGGATTTGAGCGAAACGCTGGGCCTCAGAGAAGATGTTCGGGTCAGACACCGGCACAACGTCGAGCGGACCTTCGAAGTCCTCACGGCTGGCTAGTTCTTCGCCTACTTCCTCTTCGATCTCCTCATCATTGAGGTACATCGCATTGAGGCGGTGCAGGATGCCGAGCAGCTTCTGCATCGAGTTGTGCAGGCGAGCGTGGATGGCGCTGAACACAACCATGCCCTGCTCAAGCTTAGCAAGCGTTGTGCCCACCGGAGCGTTCGGGTTGCCGTCAGCGATGTCGTCCAGCGTCGTGCGGACAACGCCCTTGCCTGCGTCGATCAGGAAGCCCAGAAGCTGGAACAACACAGGGTTCGGCGGGTTATAGGGCAGGGGCATGACCAGCTTGCGGATGTCGTCCGCCGCCAAGCCACCTTCGATTTCCATGACCTGTGTCGGCTGGATTTCGAGAGACTGGCCACCCTTCGAGCCACCCTTCAGCTTCAGCATGGTCTGGCTGTTGCTGACGTGCGCTGCATCCATCAAGGCGCGTAAAGCACCAGTTGACGCCGCAGACAGTCCGCCGATCATATGCGGCAGGCCAATTGGGTAGGCACCGCGCCACGGAACGAACGGAAACTCAACGAACCATTGCAGTTCTTCCTTGGCTTCGTCCAGTTCGTCCCAGTTGCGGTAGATGCTCAGCACCTTGCCCGACGGCTTGTCGATGCTGATGATGTAGGGGAGAGCGCCTTCACCCTCGATGTCGGCAAGAGCGTACACCTCATAAACGGTGCGCAGACCATCTTCGTTGTAGCTGCTCTCGTTGCGGCCTTCGATTTTGTTGTTGGCCTTCTCAGCCGCGCTCATGTCGGGTTCCATCGACACCGGGCCAAGGTCAACGTCACGATACATGCCGTCCTTGACGCGCTTCTGGTAGTCGATGGCTGTCAGATACTGGACGTGCGTCTTGCGCTGTGCCGTGTAGAAGTTGGTCGCAGCAAAGGGCAGATACATCTCGTCGATGCCGACGAACAGAAACTCAGGGCGATTGCGCGCTTCGTTCCATGTCGTCTTCAGATACTGCGCACCACCCAATGGCACCTGTGTGAGCAACTGCTCGAGCTCAGCGCGGAACTCAGGGCTCTGCACCGTTAGCTGCCAGTTCATAAACTTGGTCTTGCGCTGAGCCTTACGCACCTTGTCGGCTGTGATCTCGCCGGGGATGAAGTCTTTCACCGGACCCTGAGGCGGCAGCAATTCCTTGATCGCACGAGAAGCGAAATCAACGCAGGCCTCAGTGAGCATGGGATGCACAACCTTCGACGCGCCTTGGAAGTCAGCGCCGCCGGGAGCGTCATCGCCCAGACCAGTGCGACGGATGCCCTCTTCATACTGCTCGTCGCGCTTCTTGCGGGCTTCCTTGTCCTTCGAGATCAGGTCGAGAAACTCTTGGCCGATCTTGGCAAGGTCGCTTTCCGACATGTCTTCTGCAAGGTTCGCATAGAAGTCGTCCGAGCGGGGCGCTTCCTCTTCATCCAGACTGACGATGGCACCACCATCATCGGTATCGACAACATCTTCGTCCTCATCGTCTTCAACGTCGATGATTTCGCCTGTGAGGATGTTCTCGTCTTCGTCCATCGCCTGATCCTTTTAAATGGCGTAGGGGTTGGAGACGCGCTTAGGTGGCGGCCCAACCTCATCTTTGCGTGCTTGTACAGCATCTAGCATGTTTTTGTCTATGCAAAGCCTGATTGCCTGCGTCACGCTGTCCACATAATCGTCGTGCTTGATGCTCCCCGGCCCCGTAAACGCACACAATTGCGCAAGCATCGGCTCGATCCAGTTCTTCGGACGACCCTCATGCTTGTCGCTCTCAGGTAGCCACACCATGCGGCGCGCAAAGACAGGGCTGACCATGTGCAGGCGCGTCAGCTTGTCTGCTCTGCCGGGGTTGTAGGCATAGGCATCAATGCGCTCACGCTCGAGCATCTGGCGCAGTGAGATACCCGACCCCTTGTCTTCAATCAGCAGGATGTCAGGCTTGCGTCCGCTGGTCATTGGCTTGCTCGAGCCGAACATAGGCTTGATGAGCGCCTGATCTGCGTCATCGCCATAGGGGATTGCCATCTCTTTGCGCACCCGGCGGATGAGATCGGGCATACCTAGATGGTCTTCCCAGCAATCCAGAAGCATGATGTTGTTGCGCTTCTCATGGAAGAACACGCCCCAGACCGTGCAAGCGGTAGCGTCAGGGTCACCCGTGCGCTTGTCGAACGTCGCCTCAGTGAAGGCGGTGTCCAGCGACATGATGATCCAGTCAAAGCGGGGCAGCGGGTTCTTGGCTGGCCAGAGACGGAATTGGCTGCGCTTGATGATGCCGCTTTCTTCTGGGTCGATCAGTTCCCCGTACAGTTCCTGACGGCCAAGCGTCGTTCCTTCGTACTGCTGAAGCTGGTCGAAGAAGCTTTGCGGTAGGTTGTCTCGGTTGTCGTAAGTCGAGCCCTTCTCAATAAACCGGCCCTTCTTAGGTTTCACCAACTTACGGACTAGCTCTTTGGGTTTTGGCGTTGTGGTCCACACGACCTGAGGGTTCTTGCCAAGACGCAAGCCCATCATAGCCATGTCCCATGTCTCATCGTATTGCCACGCGGCTAACTCGTCGCACCAGATACGTGTATGCTGCGGCCCACGCAGACGTTCAGGCTTTTCTGCCGTGAAGCCACGTATTGTTGAAACGCCGCCTGTAACGTTTCGTATCTTTATGATCATGTCTGACTTGTTGTACTCAACCAGCAACTCAGGGGGCAGTACCGATAGAATACCGCTCTCGCCTTCGTAACACGTGAATTTCGTATCGCTGTAAGTGGGCGCTATTACCGCGCTGTCAAAGCCGCTGGGGTCTTCATATGCCGCACGAGTGATCCACTCTGCCCCGATCCGCGTCTTGCCGTAGCCTCTTCCTGCGAGGAAACCATATTCCGTCCAGTCTCCGCCCGGCACGATTTGCTTAGGGCGCGCAGTGTCAGACCAGCGACGCTGCCACTCGAGATAGATACGACGCTCATCCCCAATGCGTTGTAGAACCTCATCGGGCCCAACGTCTGCGGGTATGATTTGGGCTAAAGCGTTCACTCACTGGCCTTCTTGGCACGGAAGGCTTCTGCAATGGCAATCGTCAAGGCCTGAGTATCTACGCTCATGTCAACCTTGAGGGCCTCGCCATCCTTGTTGCCATGCTCAAGCGTCTGCTTCTCGCCGTACTTCTTGGGCTTCAACTTACCCATGGCCCACTTGCGTGTGTCGATGCGGATGCGCTTCTCGTTCGGGTCAAGTTCTGGATTGTCGGCAATCTCAAGGATGTCCTCGAGCATGTCTTCAGTCGCTGCTTCACGCGCGCGCACGTACTTCTCTGCGAAGTCAGGGTGTCTATCCAACCACTTGTAGACTGCTGCTGCTTTGGGAAAGCCGTCAAGCTGACAGATTTTGCGCAGGCTCATGCCCTCAGTGAGCTTTTCGCAGATCATGTCTGCAATATCTTCGCTGTACATTGAGGCGCGACCAGTTGGTTGTTTGGTCTTGGGTTCTTTACTCATCGCTTGCTCCGCATCGGGACAGGGCTTCCGATACGTGTGTATCTAAACCTTGTGGTGCGGTAATGCAATGGTGGCATATGTTGAACCCGATATGCCAGCGGGCGGACTTCCACTTAGGGGTATACGCTGTCTTTAGTCTTTGCGAAAGTTAATTATCTGCTCCCGAATGCCTGCCAGTGTCTCTTTGCGCTTGGCGATAGACGCGTTCCGATCAATCCCGACAAAGTCTTCTGGGTCTGCGTCGGCGCGCTGCAAGTCATAAAGGGCGATGGCCTCGCTCTCATATCGCAGCAACAGGCTGTTGAGATCCTCCTTAGGCTCATCATCCTCCATAGGGCATTCCTCGCCCGGTAGGCAGTCGTACACGTCGCGGTAGTACTTCAGACCAGCCAACAGGAATAGCTCCATGTCTGGCGGCTCGTCGTTCCGCTCTTGGAAGAACTCTTCATAGGGCATCTCAAAGACAATCTCATTGCCTTCGCCCTCAACGTAAATATCGAGTTCCATGCGGATGTTGCCATCAATGGGATAGACATCAATCCGCACATCCTTGAGCCATTCGGTGATATGGCTGTTGATTAGGTTCCACATACCCTCTTCAAAGCCGCTGAATTTGTGCTCAACATCCACGATGCCGTCGAACTTGGTCATGTCTACATATGTCATGGCTCAATACTCCCAAATCTTGATTTCGCGGATCTCGGCCAGCGGGATCTCGATGGTGGTCCATTCCCGACGGCAGATCACCTTGTCTTCGGTGACCTCGCGGATCGGCAGGTTGGTGCCAATGCCCTTGCTACCAATATAGATCGACTGCGGGTTCGGACGGCTGCCGGGGATCGTGATGTTCGCCTTGAGGAAATCTGCGATCTCGGCGCGGTTCTGGTCAGTAACTTCAATCATGTCAGCCTCCAGTTGTGGGACCGAAGCCCCGTTGACCAATTCTCTTTGAACGATGTTTATTCACATTACAATAGGAAAAATGCACTATCCATCATTTTTTTTCGATAGGGCCTCTAGCTCCCTGATCGCCCAGTTCAGGCCTTGGATCTCCACCCCCATGTCATGCAGGCCATGTGCGTCTTTGGCTTGCAGGAAGACCCCAGCCATCTCCCAGCATATGCGTACCCTGTCTTGCAGGGCTGCGATCCGCTCTTGTGGGGTCATTTCAGCTTGTCCAGAAACACGCGCAGGTCATAGGGTATACCCTCATCCTCTACGCTCTTCTGAAACTTCTTTAGGTAGCTGTCGGGGATCTTGTTCCCGCCATACCATGCTGGGCGCTTAGTCATGCCGCACCTTTATTGTGATATGCGATAAAGGCTTGTGCTTTGAGCAGCGCGAGCAGCGAGTATAGATGACTTGCCAGCGGTTATCGGCATCATCGACCACCGAGATGCTGTAGTCATGGCCAAACACCCGGCACAGCATGAGCTGATACCGGAACCACAGCCGCTTATACCAAGGCGCGATTGGGTGCGCGGCTGCCCGCAGCGCGATGCCATCGTCAGTCATCGCTCTTCTCCAAATGCGGTAGACTTAGGGTGAGCGATGATATGCTTCATCTGCTTATCAGACATGGTTATTTTTATGGTTCCATCCGGCATTAGGTAAAGCCGAGACATTTCAGTTCCGATAACGATGCGACCAATATGAAAAGGCGCACGGCTATCATTCATAAAGTCTTTTTCGAATATCTTATTGTATCCGCGCTGTTCTTCTTCAGTCATCTACATGAACCTCCGTCAGCAGTGCGTGTTCAACCAATCGCAGAGCGCCGATCACTCCCAGCGTTGGGACTTCACCCTCAAACTGCATGATGGCATCCCAGATAGCTTCATAAACTTCCGTCAGCTTTGGGAACGGCGCACCGCCAAAGTTTACTTTGACCACGTTGTCGCTCATTTCGTTTCTCCCAAGGCTGCGCGGGCGGCTTCGATCATCTGCGGAACGACATTGGGATTGCCGCCGACCTGAACGATGAACCGGCTGTCGTTTAGAAACCAGCCAAGCGCCTCACGCAGCCGCTCGTTCTCTGCGCTTAGGGCTTCGATGCGGGCATCGCGTGGATCAAGATAAACGTCATCAATGGGAACGTGCTTGCCGTTCTTCATGAAGCCCGTGCCGTGCAGTACTGCGTCCTTTATCGTCTCCATCAGCGCCTTGTCGTCGTCAGTCACGGCCACATCTCCTCATCACGCAGCATCGCGTCACGCTCTTCTGGTGTCACCTGATTGGTCGCCAAAAGCCAGACTGTGGCTCCAACGGTAACCAGAACGACCAAAGACAATAGCGCGTCAGTCACACTCGATTTCCCGAATGCTGGTCCAAACGTATGGCATATAGCATATCTCATCGCCGTCCTTGGTCACGGTCCACCCAGACAGATAGCCGGTACCACCGACCAGACTTGCGGCAGCCACAGGCACGACAGTGCCAACAGCGAGACCAAGGATAAATCCAGTGATGTACTTGCGCATGTTAGCTCCCCTCATTTCGTATCTCCCAAGGCTGCGACAGCCTCTCTCAATGCAAGGGCTGCGTGCCCGACAAATTCAGGGTGACCATTCTCAAGGGCCATATCAAGGTAATCCTCAAGAAACGGCTGAACGTATTCCAACGCATCGCGCAGCCGTTCTACTCGCTCTCTATCAGTCATTTCGATACCCTCCTGCTTTTCATGTCCCGCCGGATAACTTGCAGCACGCTGGAGTGATCCCGGTTGAGATACTCAGCTATCTTTGCGGGCTGCACGCCATCGTTGAACAGAGAGATGATGATCTCGCGCCGGGCGGTAACTGCTGCCTTGTCACGCGCCTCACCGATGATGACACGCATGGGCTGTTGATGTTTGTCGGCTAACTCTTGGATAATCGACATTGAACGCTGTCGAGGTGTCTGCATCACGAACTTGTTCTCTCCCAAAGGCGGTCAAGAACGACAGAATAAGGCTCGTTCTCCTCATCCCAGTCGTTCTCTTCAATGTGGTCCATCAGGTCAAAGAAGTCGCCCTCTGCATCGCCAGAAGCGAAATGGCGCACTTCATTGGTGATGTGATTAACGAACGTAGCACCGTCGCGGTTGCTGTCGATGCTGTAGTTTTCAAAGCGGATCATACTACCTCCTGTGGGCCACTGGCCCTGTTGACATACTCACTCTACAATTATTTTATCACCGCGCAAGGGGTTTTCAATATTATTTTTGACGTGCCTGCGGATCAGGTCGCCGTTGTCCCACTGGCCTGAGCGGATGCCCCGCTGTGCCACTTCGCTAAGGGGGCGGCCCTCTGCCTCTCGCTCAGCGATCAAATCTTCTCGCGCCTTAATCACAGGATCGGTCATTGCACTGTGTCCATTTCGTCTGGTCTGGTGATGATGATAGCCCACTTGCCATCGCAGAAGGGGACTGTGAGGTGAAGGTGGCCTTCAACGAATGCCATCTCGTCCCATAGCTCCGTCTCGGCATCTTCCAGCCGGGATATGAACTCAAAGATGACCTCACCCAGTTGTGTAGGCGTCATGGGCATATCTCTCCTCGATATAGTCAGCCACGCACTCAATCATCTGGCAGTTGGCCTCAGTGGCCCTCAGGTCTACGTTAGGCACATCCATAGCCTTGCAGATCGCCATATGGGCTTCATCGCGCAGATCCGAGACAATCCTTGAGATCAAATCAACTTGAACTTGGCGATGTCGATCAGAACCACCGGCTCCACATCCTTGGGATCGTTCCTGTCCCATCTGCCACCACTCCCCACTTCATGCTCTATTGGCATTGGGACGTAGCCGATAGCGTCATCCCAATGCACTAGAAGGGCCGAATAGAAACCCATTTTACTGTAATCGCACAGCGCATCATACTTACTTTTGCTAAGCATGTAAGTCGGATATGCGCTGATTGGGTTCTTCCTGCACTTGACCTCTACAATCGCCTTCGCCTCTCTCTTACGGTACAGCATGTAGTCCGCACGAGCGCCAATCGGCAGCTTGATCGGGATGGAATTGGTATGATCGCAGAAAGCATCAATCGCCACCCACTCCCGTTTCAGGTCTTCCTCAGTCTCGTACTTCGGTCTCACCTTTGGATCAGCCCTATGTAGACGTTGTTGTCGTAAATCCCTGCGTAGACTTTAGCCTCCGCTTGCTCCGCTAACGTCATGCGGCGATACACCTTGCCGGTTTCCAGTATGGCCTTGCAAAGCTGCCTCGAGCCATCCTCCATCTTCCGACGCCGGGCCTCAAGGTTTTGATCTTGCTTAAAGATCTCGGTCGAGCTCAGCTTAGCCATCTTTCAGCACCCGCATCGACTTTTTGAAGCGGCCCTTTTCATCGCGGTCGGTCAGGGTGTGGTACTCTTCCAGCAGTGCCTTGTAGGCTTTGTTGCGATGCAGCCAGCCAAATCCAAAGCCTGACACAAAAGCCACGCCGATGGCGATCAGAGCGATAATCTCGATGTTCATGCAACTTTCCTTCCCATACGTTCCCCTGCACGTTGGCGCAGGCTCTCAACACGCGTTCCCCGGCAGCCTGAGGCCATGTCGTACTCTCGCGCTAACATGGTCAGTTCATGCTCCAGAGCCCTCATTTCGACCTTTAGGCGGTCGTATTTGGTAAAGGCCTTAGA